CAAAGCAGAACAGAAGGCTCTGGCCGCACAGACGCCTGTCAACACAGAGCAGGTCAGAAAACTCAGCCGGCAGTACAAGGACGCCCAAAGCACAGCCGACAAGCTGACGCAGGCCCACAGGAACAAGCTGACCACGTTCCGCCAGATGCGAAGCGAGCTGCTTGAGGCAGGTATCCGCACCAAGGAATTCAGCCGCCACGAAGCCGAGCTAAAAACCCGGATCGATGCCACCAAGCAGGCATTGCGCGAGAAAGAGGCAGCGCTCGCCCGCCTTGCCGAAAAAGAGCGCCACCTGGCAGCCGCACAAGCGCAGTACCAAAAGGGCATGGCATCACGCAACGCCATGCTCGGCACAGGCGTTTCGCTCATGGGTGCCGGCACCGTTACGCTCGCGCCGGTCGCCAAAACCGTGAAGGATTACGTCGTGTTTGAGAACGCCATGCTCGGCATCGCTCGGCAGGTAGACGGCGCACGCGACGCCGGCGGCAAGCTCACCCCCGTTTATTACGACATGGCCCGGCAGATCAAGCAGCTCGGCGCGGAGCTGCCAATCCCCGTCACGCAGATCGCCGAAATGGTGACCGCTGGCGCGCGCATGGAAGTCCCGCGCGAGGAGTTGATCGAGTACACCCGCACGGTGTCGATGATGGCCACCGCCTTTGACGCCGTGCCCGACGAGATTGCCGAGAGCATGGGCAAGGTTGCCAAGAACTTCCGCATCCCGACCAACGCCATCATGGGGCTGGCGGACTCCATCAACTACCTGGACGACAACGCCATCAGCAAGGGCAACGACATCATCGACGTGCTCAACCGCACGTCTGGCGTTGTCTCTACCGTTGCCATGTCGGCCCGGGATGCCGCCGCTCTCGGCTCTACGCTGCTCACCCTGGGCGAGCGCACGGAAACCGCTGGCACGGCCATCAACGCCATCGTCCAGAAGTTCGCCGCTGCCGACAAAGGCACAAAGAAGTTCCGGTCTGCGCTCGACGAGATCGGCCTGAGTTCGGCACAGGTCCAGCGCGGCATGGCCACCGACGCCACCGGCACGCTGTTTCGCATCATTGAAGCCGTCAAACGCCTGCCGGAAGACAAGCGCATCGGCGTCATGGTCGAGCTGGTGGGCCTGGAGCACTCAGACACGCTGGCCAAACTGGTCGACAAACCAGACGAGCTGCAGCGCCAGATCGGGCTGGCCAACGGCAGCCAGGCGCAAGGCTCCATGTCGCGCGAGTTCTCTGCGCGGCAAGACACCATCTCTGCGCACTGGCAGCGCCTGCAGAACCGCATCTTCAACACCAGCAGTGAAAGCGGCGGCGGGCTGCGCGCCACCATCATCGACCTGATCGACAGCACTGGCCGCCTGCTGGAGCGGTTTGACACCTTTGCAAAGAACAACCCTGGCCTCGTGTCCGGCCTGCTCAAGGCGGCGGCTGCAGCAGGCGCCCTACTGCTGGCCGCCGGCGGCCTCACGCTTTCCATGGCGGCTATGCAGGGGCCATTGGTGATCGCACGTTACGGGTTGCGCCTGCTGAACATCCGCGCGGGCGGGCTTTCGGGCGGATTCAAGCTACTCAAAGCGGGTATCGGGAAAGTCGGCACCGCCTTGAAGTGGATTGGGCGTCTTGCGCTCGCCAACCCAATACTCGCCACCATCGCGGTCATTGCCACCGCCGCGTTTCTCATCTGGGACAACTGGGAAACGCTCGGGCCAAAAATTGAAGGCCTGTGGCAAAGCATCAAGGGCACCTGCTCCTCCGCTTGGGATGGGATAAAGAACACCTGGGCCGAGTTCTGGCGCGACATGGACGCCCTTGGAAACGACGGTACCGTCAACATCAATGCAACGTTGCTGAAGTGGTCGCCAATCACGCCGATCAAGGCCGTCTTCGTTGCCGTATGGGATTACTTCGTCCCGGAGCAATTTCAGCAGTTCGGCAGCAACGTCATCCAAGGCATCATCGACGGGCTGTTCAGCAAGTTCCCCGCGCTCAAAGACGCTGTGGGAAAAATCTCGGGGTGGTTCAAGGGTGTGTTCGGAGCCGATACAGCAGCGCTGCCGGCCGTTGCCAAAGCCACTCAGATGGAAGCTTCGCTGCCCAAGCCCGCAAAAGCCGGGGCCAGCAAGCTGGCGGCCGTTGGCACCGGCATCGCCATCGGCACAGCGCCCGCAATGGCGACGCCTGTTTCGTTCGATACCCGCCCGCCCATGACAGTGCGCAGCGCCGGCGCCGCCGCTTCACCTGCGCCCATCACCATCAACATCAATGCGCCCGCCGGCGCCGACCCGCAGGCCATCGCGCGCCTGGTGCGCGACGAGCTGCGCCAGATCGAAAACCAGCGAGCTGCCCGTCAGCGCTCGCGCCTTGCAGACAGGGACTGACCATGATGATGGCCCTGGGCCTGTTCGTGTTCAGCCTGGACACGGCGCCCTATACGGAATTCCAACGCCAGGTCGGCTGGCGCCACCCGGGCAACAACCGCGTCGGCCGCCGGCCGTCGCATCAGTACGTTGGGCCGGATGAGGAAACCATCACGCTCACCGGCAAGCTCTTCCCGGATTTCACCGGCGGCGAATGGTCGCTCTCCGCCCTGGAGCTGATGGCCGACAGCGGCGACGCCTACACCCTCATCGAGGGCACCGGCCACTACTACGGCCAGTTCGTCATCGACAGTTTGGACACCACCCGTACCTACTTCTTCCAGGACGGCGCCGCCCGCGCGTGCGACTTCACCCTCAAGCTGACCCGCGTGGATGACGGCCTGCTATCCAAGGTGGCCAGCGTTGCTACCGGCCTGCTGCAATGACGAGCGCGACCACCGACGCCCTGTCACCCCGCCCAGCCTACCGCATCAAGGTGGGCAACAAAGACATCACCGGCCGCTTCCAGGGGCGGCTCATCAGCCTCACCCTCACAGACAACAGCGGCTTCGAGGCAGACCAGCTCGACATCGAGCTCGACGACAGCGACGGCAAGCTTGACCTGCCCGAGAAAGGGGTACGCCTGTCGCTCTCGCTCGGCTGGGAAGGCGCCGGTCTGGTCGACAAAGGCACGTACAAGGTCGACGAGCTGGAGCACACCGGCCCGCCGGATCGCCTCATCATCCGCGCCCGCAGCGCCGACATGGATGGCGGCCTCACCACCCGGCGCGAGGGCTCCTACGCCGGCAAGACCGTCGCGCAGATCGTCCAGTCCATCGCCCTGCGCAACAAGTTCACCTGGCTGGTGGGCAAGAAGCTGGCCGGCCAGGTCATCGCCCACGTCGACCAGACCGGCGAGTCAGACGCCAACTTCCTCTCGCGCCTGGCGAAGGAGTTCGACGCCATTGCCACCGTCAAGAACGGCACGCTGCTCTTCATTCCCGCCGGCGAGCCAACCAGCGGGTCGGGCCTGCCGCTGCCCACCGTCAGCATCACGCGCGCGTCCGGCGACACCCACACCTTCAGCGTTGCCGATCGGGAGAACTACAACGGCGTGAAAGCGCACTACCAGGACACCCGTGCTGGCGTTCGCGGCGAGGTGGTCATCGACGCTTCCAACGCCGTGGCGACGAAAGAGAAGCGGACAAGCAAGGGGAAAAAGAAGAAGCCGGAGACCGTCCAGGCCAACCCGAACCCGGACAACGTGAAGGTGCTGCGGCACACGTACGCGTCACGGTCCAACGCGGAGCGTGCGGCGCGGGCGGAATGGCAGAAGATTCAGCGCGGCGTTGCCACGTTCAACATCACGCTGGCGCGCGGGCGGGCGGATTTGTTCCCCTCGCTGCACGCGAAGGTAAGCGGGTGGAAGCCGCAGATTGATGGGACGGGCTGGTCGGTTGGCCGTGTTGTTCACAGCCTGAATGACAGTGGCTTCACCACCGCGCTGGAGCTGGAAATTGCGCCCAGGCGACTGGAACAAGTTGGTACGACCAGCGTGATTCGGGCTTGAGGATAGCGGGTCGCCCCGATATCCCCGTCATCGCCCTGCACGGAAAATCTCCCGCGACACGATTGTTAGAAGCCAGCCTTCACCCGCCTTGGACACCAGCGCCTTGGGTCGGCATCGGCAACAGACCTGCTTCCAAAAGAGCATACTTTGAGCTGTATGCATTCGGGGCTCCACCCAAGAGGTTTGCCTTAGTAAATTCGTCCGCTACACCGATCTCGTGCAACAGCAAGGCGTGATATAGACAGGCTAGTGCCTCTGATTTTCTGACGAGATCGATCATGAAGTCGCGATACTGACCACCCTCCCGTTGACCTCCGAAGTGCGATATGTCGTTCCGGCGGTCCGCGCAAGACTTGCAAAATGCTTGCAGCCGCTTAGGCTCCAGGCCGAGCGGCAGCATGGAAAGAACTTCGACCAACCGTTCTTGCAACGATGGCTCGCCGGCATGTCGGAGCTTGCCTGCAAGCCACTCTTTGTCTCTGGTTGCGCTAACCTGGTCAAGAATCCGTCGAATCTTCGCATCAAGCTTCGACTCATTTTTCTTGTCTTTGCTCTTCCGACGATGCAGAGACTCTAGCCCCCAGATCAAGTTTACGAACCGGTGCTCGACGTACATCTTCATGCCTCGTCGGATACCCATGTAAAGATAAAACCCTGGCCCAAACTGCTCCCGTTTGCGGCGCAGCGCATTGACAATAGAACCAAAGTGACTTTTCACTTGCGGGTAAGTTACCCAACAGTCGGTCCATGCCGGAGGCTTGGTCGACCTGTCTAGCCCCTCGTAATAGTAGATATATCTTGCCTTTCCGATTCTCAATCGGGGCCACTCTAGCGAGAAGGTTGTGCCGGTAAGCAAGATAAACAGCTCCTGAAACCGCGCATACTCGTCTCGCATTTCCAGCAGCGTGCGCGCACCCAGGGGCTTGAATTGCAAATTAACACTCTCGGTCAGATCGAGCTTTTCGAGCCGATGGACAAAATTTCCGCCCACCGGTGCCGTGATCTCGTACCTCATAGTCAATGTGCCGTCGTCCAACTTGTAGACCTCTGGCTTCGGCAGCCGATGTTTCGCCGACACACGCTGCCTGTACCGCTTAACCTCGATATTGCCCAGTTGTAACCATTCCTCAAGGCCAGAGAGGTCGACGTCTATGGCACTAAATTTGAGCGCGCGATTCGCGGGCGGAAACGATCTGTCCGTCAAAAGACAATGCGAGGCAGAGAAAGCTTCATGCGAAATGCCATTGCTGCTCAACTTGCCGCCATCTCTCCGCAGGCCTAGCAGCAAGACGTTCCGCCCACTCGCCTTGAGCTTCCCTTGGATGCCTTTTTCCATAGGAAACTGCTCACCGTTGACAAGAATTGCCGCCCACGGTCCATCTGCCGTGGTGGGGAAATAGCCGTCCAAATCAAGGGACACGGCGCCGTTCTCTTGAATGGTCAGGGTACCAACAACACTATTCTCCGGGGCAAAATGGTTTGGTGGCACCGGAACATCGTGCCACCAGAACACTCCCCTCTCTTCGAGTATTTTTTGGCTCATGCTTATCCCCCAATGACGCCGAGAAAACTGACCGGCCCTTATTGCGAACCCACGACGGGCTCCCTTGTTTGATAATTTTCACAGAAACTCGAGGGTTCCCACCACGGGAAGGCGACAGCGTGACTGCACACGGCCCCAACATCGCCGTCTTCTTGCCACACCAGAAGCCGGCCATTGAGCTGCAGGCAATCGCAAATCATCGTTACGCTACCTCCCCCGCCCTTCAAGTTCGCCCACCCCCGCACTAAGCTCAACGTCTAACGCGTTGCCACATTCGTTGACCCACAGCCCCGCCACCGCGCCGTAGCCTCTTCGCGCGGCCTCGCGCCGTTGTGGGAGATACGTAAGTGAGCAACAAGACGAACATCGAGCAGAGCATTTCCGCCGGCAATGGCAACGTGCAAATCGGCCAGGTCATCCTATGCGGGTCGGCCACCCATTCACACTGCCCCACCCCGCCGGCGCCAGCCAAAGAACGCATGACCATCGAGCAGCGGGCAGAACTCACTCACATCGCATTACAGATCGAATTGGCAGAGGAAGGTGCCGTAGACGCCGGCACGGTTTGGAAGGCCCTTTGCAACCACCTCAACGGGCGCGGCCTGGACGATGTGCGAGACAACACCGAGTTGTCGCACGAGCAGTATTGGGCGGCTCGGTCTTACCTGGACGGCTGGTTATCCTGCGCCCGTGGTGACAGCCTGCCGCGTACCGCCATGATTCGGGAGATCATGCGGATGTGGGGTATTCGGGGTGGGTTGCGCGCAGCCACAATGGCGTTATGTGAGGCCCGCTTCAATAAGGCGGCGTTGGCGGAATTGACGGATGCCCAGCTCAGGGCAGCACTTTGGATAACAGTGTCGGACTGGCAGGCGTACTGGGAGTGTCGATAACCTGTCGGCCGCCAGCACCTGCGTATGCGTTCTCCGGGGGCTTGAATCTACGGCCCCAATGCTTAAGGGATGGTTATGCGAGTCAATAGTTTGCAGGTAAAGAACTTTCGATCCTTTCAGGACTCGGGTGTCATCGACCTCGACTCAATCAACGTGCTCGTGGGGGCCAACAATGCCGGCAAGTCGTCGATTCTTCGCGGGCTCTACCATGTGCAAGAAGGTCTGGGCGTCATTTTGGATGACGTCCGTGTAGGAAGCAACTCTGCATACATTGAATTATCGATCAGCGATGCTCGCGCGCAAGAGCCATTTCAAACGCTTGGCTATGACTTCGGACGCTTGACCGTCTCACTCGTGCGCAAGGACGACGGACGCAGTGGCGGAGCTGCCATCACCTTTCGTCCGCATGAGAGCGATAGTCGAGAGAATATCTCTTTCATAAAGGGCATAGACCCTCACCACTTTGTCGTTCCTTACTTGTCGAAGCGCAAGACTGCTGTATACAGCGAAGACGTCCGTCACCAGTCCGCAATGCAGGTATTTCCCAACATGGGGAACCTCGCCGCCAAGTTGTCGCGAATATCCAACCGCTCCTTTCCTGAAGGTGATGCCTACGCAAAAGCGTGCGAGGAGATTCTTGGTTTCGTCGTGACTGCTATTCCATCTGAGAACGGGCAACGGCCGGGAATTTACTTGCCCAACCGAGAGGTAGTCCCGATCGATCAGATGGGTGAAGGGGTGCCCAATATTGTTGCGCTGCTGGTCGATCTCACGCTGTCAAGCGGCAAGCTTTTCCTTGTCGAGGAGCCCGAGAACGATCTCCACCCAGAAGCACTCAAGGCGCTACTCGACCTCATGATTGACGCCTCACAACGTAATCAGTTTGTGGTGTCGACGCATTCAAACATCGTCGTTCGCCATCTTGGTGCGGCACCGAACAGTAAGGTGTTTCACGTAAGCGCGCAGAAGGGTAGGCTGCCAACTACCGCGACGATTGAACAAGTACCCAATACCCCCCAGGCTCGCCTTAACGTCCTCCGCGAGCTCGGCTACTCCTTCTCTGACTTCGACCTGTGGAGTGGTTGGCTGATTGTCGAAGAGTCGTCTGCGGAACGCATCATCCGCGACTATCTGATCCCATGGTTCGCACCAAAGCTCTCACGTGTGCGGACACTATCAGCGAACGGGACAGGAAACGTGGAAGCAACGTTTGCAGACTTTGATCGCTTGATGCGCTTCGCTCACCTGGAACCGATCTATTCGAAAGCAGCTTGGGTAAGAGTCGATGCGGACCCCTCTGGCAAGGAGGTCGTCGAAAAACTGCGAAACAGCTACAAGACATGGGAAGCGGCCCACTTTGACTGTTTCTCCAAGGAACAGTTTGAGCACTACTACCCCGCGCACTTTGCGGAAAAAGTGGACCAGGTCCTAGCCGTCCATGAGCGGCAGGCGAAGAGAGTGGCAAAACGCGAATTGCTCGATGAAGTACGACACTGGCTGGACGAAGACGAAGAGCGTGGCCGCACAGCGCTGGCGGCCTCTGCGAAGGACGTGATTGAAGAGCTGCAGCGTATCGAGGCTCAACTGCAGTAGAGGTCGCCCCGCCTGACGGGGCGCCTTGTTCCTACCCCTTCGGCCCACACCCCTTCAACATCGGGCTCCCCACAATCCTGCCATCCCCTTGGCACACCCAAGCAACCTTCGCCCCCTTCTTGAGCGAGGCGACCATCGCCGCATGCTGATCATCCAGATACGCATGCACGGGCATAAACGGATTGCCGGCCGCGAGCTTCACCACAATGCTGTCTGTGAAGTCCTTGTCGATGCTCTGCACCGTGCCGGTCACCAGTAGGCTCTTGCCCTTGTACTTCTGATCGGCCGCGACCTCGTTGTCCTCGTACGCGCGGAACAGCTCTTGCGCCTTGACCGGCAACGGCGGTTCGGCTGCGTCTGCGGCCTCTATTGCGCTGCCCGCTGTGGCGGCGCTCCCAGACTTCGGCTTCGGGTTCGTCAAGTCACTGAGCACACCAATCACGATGGCAGCGATCGCCAGGCCAAACAGCCACTTCACTACTTTCATTACTGCTCCTTTCTACCTTCCCGTCTGTGTGGATTGATAAAAAGGCTGTATGCCGCGCCCCCGCGTGGCTACTGCTCTATTGGAATTGACTCAATTGCCTCGCGGCTCAAAACAAAGCAGAACCGCGTCCGGCACGCGCATGCCGGCGACCGTAATGTGAAAGCGGTCCTTGTCGTATTCAGATACGACCCAGTTCCGGCCCGTGCTCACGAACTGCTGCGTCATTGCATCGAGCACTGTCACAAACCACGCGCCCGCCCGCTGAATGTCCTCCTGTGTGCGAGCTCCAAATGCTCGCGCCACAATAAACATGGCAGTTGCGGCGGCCTTCTGCGTGTCGTCCTCGTCCGGCGACCAGCCCATGCTGATGCTGAAGCGCGACAGGTTTGTCTCGTCGCCCTCCGCGATGATGCTCATGGAATGGGTGAAGGTGACTTCCGTGAACAATCCACCAGCGTCGTCTGGAGAAGTCTCACGCTTCCGCGCTTTCATGCCGTGAATCAGGTCTTCAAGACTGAGGCCGAGGACCCCTGGCCTCGCCGCGTCCTTCTCCGGAATCGCAGACTTTGTGACGATGCACGCCGCAGAACTAGGCGATGCCACAAACAGCGCGACGGCCGCAACGACACAAGCCCCCAGATTCTTTGCTTTCACTGTTTCGCCCTTTTTCCAGCTGTGCGCCGCGGCCCTCTGACCATTCCTGCGTTAGGCGGCACCTTGGGATAGATATTTCTCATAGAAGGAAAAGCACCGCACCAAACGCGAGAAGCACGCACCCGGAAACAAGTTGGGATTGGAGAATGGTCTGCCACCCCGGATAGCCATACGGCACGGGCGTCGAGAAGCGGATCGGGACAGGCAAGCGCAACAGCCAGATTCGCCATGCATGTGCCACCGCCATGAAGCCACAATCCAGCACGCCGAACCTAGCCAACCGAAGCGGATCCAGTTCAATAGGCAGTCTGAAAAGTTGCATCACGGGGAATACCAGCGCAGCGAGGGCCAATAGCACCGCGGAGGCACGGTAGGCCAGTGTGACGGCTGTCTTGAGCCACTGCGGTGCACCGCTATCGCCTTGCGGTGAGGGAGTCCATGTCATGTTCGTTCGGGGGCCGTTGCGTCTACCCTTGGTGTCAGTACTCAACCCACAAACCGCCGGACCGCAGCGCAGCTTCAATCGTATCGAAGTACTCCACAACAAAATCGTAATACGCCTGTGCTTCTGGCTTGCCAGAGGGGAATTCCTGCATGTGCTTCCGACCGCGCGGAATCAGCAGAGGCATTGGCTCGAAATTCTCACTGAGCCAACAGCCGACAAGATGGTTGACCGTCGACGAAAGGAAGTAGATCGTCGCGTCACGCCGATAAATGCGAGCGGCCATAAACTCCACCTTGTTCGCATCACGGCTCATAGCAGCGGCCTTCTGAACCAACTCCTGCGCCATGTTCTTTTTTGCCGCCGTCAGCAGGCTGTCACGCCGCGCCCTCGCCGCAGCCCGCCGGTCGAGAAGCCAGCGAAAGCGCCTGTACCAAAGCCCGGTCCGGAAAAGAAACGCGGCGCATCCAAGGGCAAAAATGCCCGCGATGTACCACTCAACCATGCGAAGTGTGTCGTCCATAGTCAGTAAAACCATTCCGGTGCATCGTCGGGCAGCTCACCCATCACAAGAGTACTGGCGGCGACACCACACCGCGTAGAGAGGGATGGGCCGACCGAGATTGTGCGGCCCATAGAGGCTCAACGCTGCGAGCGCAAACCTTGTGCGTAGGCTTGCAGCGCTTGACGCCGTGCTTTGGCAGCCGCCCGTCTGGCGAAAAAGCTGCGAAGGCGACGAGACCATAGCCACGCCCACGCCGCAAAAGCCAAACCGGCGACTACGTACATGCCGACAACCAACCAAGAGATGATGCTGAGGTCGTTGCCCATGATCAGAGGCGGCCCGCGGCAGTACGCACAGCCAACACCCTGCCGGCTACCGGGTCATAGTCGCACTGGTAACTGACATTCTGATAAGCGCCAAATCCATTTTGGAATTGCACCTTGTCGCCGAGGAAAGTCAGTACGGAGTGTTCCTTGTTGGCCCACCGGAATCGTTCAAACTTCGGTTCAAGCGTGCCATCAACCCACTTGTGGCTGTACTTGGCGTGGCGCTCGACTTCCGGTACACAGGCGAATGTCGCGCGTATCAGGTTTTTGTCACCCCAGCATTGCAAGTCCGCCTTGCAAGCTGCTTCCTCTGCTGCCAACTGTTCGGGCGTTTTCTCAGACGCACCTGGCTTGGATTCGCCACCCATGCAGCTCACGACAGCCGCGATGCCGACGGCCAAGGCTCCCAAGCCAACCAACACCTGCCACGTTCCTACTCCAGGATTCTTGACGCCGCAGTGAGGACACGTCGGGGCAGAACTGGAAACTTCCTTCTTACACTCTTTGCACTTCGTGAGCGCCACGGCTCATCTCCTGCTCCATCCCGCTTCTCTGTTGATCGAATGGCGATATACCACGTCCCCGCGCGGCTATAGCTCTGTGCTTATTTCTTCGTCTTCTTGGCGACCGGCGTTTTCGTCCGGACGCTACCGACCTGGACGTTATTCGATCCGCCAACAATGATTTGGGAGCGCTTGCCAGCCCTCACCGGCTGCGCTTCTGTCGCAGCGCCCGAAAGCCCACCAATCAACGCCAGCACACCTGCGCGCCCGCGCGCATCGAGCTCTCGATAACCAGCAACCACCGCGTCTTCCTCTGGTGACATCAGGGAAGTCGTGTGCTTGCCCGTCACGATGTAAAGAACATCGGCGCCGTTCGCACCCCACCCGGCCAGGGACAAAATCCCGGGCTCTCGTTCCCCAGATTCGTAGTTTGCGTAGGTCCGCAAGGCCACACCGCCGAGCTGGGCCATTTGACCTTGGGACAACCCCAGCCGTATCCGCTCTCGCGCAAGACGGACCCCGAATTGCAACATTGTGCTGTCCATAGCCAATCTATGTACGTTCGTGCATATCATTAGCTTTCATATGCAAGATTCTCTTTCACGAGTATATCGACCATGCCCCGTGGAAATGTCGCTAAACGTCGCGCGCCAATTGGCGTCGTGACTGACAAGCCCGTCTATATCCGCCTTCGGCCCGAGGAGCTCCAGAAGTTCAAAGCACGCGCCGCCACTGAAGGCCGGTCCCTCGGCAACATGGGCCGCGTTCTCATCCTCAGCGCGCTGGCCCAGCCGAGCCCCAACAAGCATATGCAAGCCGTGCCGCAACGGCACGCAACTTCCGTTGTGGAGGATTAACCATGCACACCCAACACCGAATAGAACACGCCCTGCGCCGCAAGCTCTCTGGCCCCACCCGCCAAGACGTGCAGCACACCATGGGCTGGGACAAAGGCGCCATGAGCCGCTTCCTGAGCGGCGAGCAAGGCGTGCTGATCGACAAGCTGGATACGCTGGTTGGCGTGTGCGGCTACGTGCTGGTCACCCGCAAGTACATGGATGCCGTCGCCACGCTGGGCGAGGTGGGCATGTTCTGTGAATGCGCACGCCAGGGCCACGGCGAGTGCGGCCGGCCGCAAGGGGGTGGGAAATGAAGCACCTCTGTCCGCACTGCGGCACCCGCCTGCACATCCGCACGAGCCGCGCTGTTTCGCTCACCTCGCGCGAGCTCTATGTGCGCTGCCCTGAAGAGCACTGCGCTTATACCGGCAAGGCCATCTTGTCGATCATCAGCACCATCGCGCCCAGCATCAACCCCAACCCGCTGGCCTACCTGCCCGTTGGCCGCACGCGTGTGCTGCCCAACGGCACCGGCCAATTGAGCCTGCTGCCCGAATAGGCGCCAGCGGCTCCAGTTACCCCCTTCCCCTCGCATCCGCTTTGGCACGCTCCCCGCCCGGGGTGCGGGGGGCTTTTTTTGCCCATTTTTTCGAGGCCCGTATGCAAACCAACACAGTCCTGACCTTTGAAGACGTCGAATTCGATGTGGTCGATATCCACAACACGCCGTGGCTAAGGGTCTTCCAGATTGGAAGTGCCTTGGGCTACCGGAACCCCAGCTCCGACATGGCGAAGCTGTATGAAAGAAACGCGGACGAGTTCACCGAGAAAATGACCCGACTCTTTGAGGTCGACACAGTTGGCGGTCGACAGCAAGTACGCATTTTCAGCCCGCGCGGCGCCTACCTGTTAGCCATGCTGGCACGCACAGAGCGGGCCAAGGCTTTCCGCCACTGGGTGCTCGACGTGCTGGAAGGCCGCCTTGTGCCGCAAGAGACCGGCCGCATGACGGTGCCGCAGCGGCTTGCAGCGCTGCGATATCGCGGCTCGCTGGTCAAAGAGCTTGCCAATGCCCGCACGGCTTCCCTCGCGGTGGAGCTGTACGCCAACCTGCAGCAGGTTTCCCGGCTGCTCGGCATGCAAGCGCAGTCCATCGGCGTACTCGCCCCCGTCGCACGGCAGAACAGCCTGCAGGGCATTGAGTAAGGGGGCGGGCATGAAAACCTACCTCGTCCGTGTCGCCGCCGGCGGCCGTCGGCTTTCATTCCACACCATCGCCGCATCGAGCACCGATGCACTGATGGCCGTCATGCAAACGGCTGAAGCGCTCGGCCTGGCCGCACGCGCCGGCTCGGCCCGCCTGGTCGGGAGGCATGCATGACCGCCCTGCAACTCGTTGCCATGTTCACCACGCTCGCTGTGCAGGCCGCTGCCGTGGGCGTGCTCTTCGCCTGGCGCAGCAAGAACGACCCCTCCGTCACGGGCTACCGCGTGCCGCCGAAGCGCTTCAACGGCGTCGTGCGGGTGCTGCTCTGGCTGGCCGTGGCGTGCATCGGCGCCGGCGTGGTCACCACGGGCGTGATGGCCTACGGCGTGTTGGTGGAGGTCGCGTAATGCTAGCCCTCGTCAATCTCTGGATGTTGGCCACGGCTTTCGTTTCCGTGGCGCTGCTCAACTACAGCGCCAACACGCAGCGCTGGGGCGCGCTGGTTGGCCTGCTTGGCCAGCCGGCGTGGCTGTACCTCACGCACGTGACTGGCGAGGCCGGCATGTTCACCGCCTCGGTGTTCTTTGTCGTCTGCTACGGGCGTGGCGTGTGGTCCGGCTTCTTGTGCAGGAGCGCCCGCCATGGCTGAACCGGTCGTCACCGATGTGGACGTGCGCCGGATGCACCGTTTCCTGCGCCTGACCACCCCGTACGACGCAATGTCGCCGCTGCTCCGTACCGCCGTCACCGCCGCAGCAAAGGCGATGGCAACGGTGCGCGAGCGGCGCCGCGCCAACCGCGCAACCGTCGACCTCAAGCGCCGCGCCGCCGGCGATGTCGACGACTGACCCACCTTCCCTGATCGCAATGAACCTCGACCTCTCCTCCGCCATTGCGTCGCGCCTGGTGCACGACTACGGCTTCAAGGAACGATCGAACAAGCTGGAGAACGGCACGTGCCCCTCCTGCGGCAAACGCTCGCTGTGGGCCTTTGCAGACGCGCCCTGGGTCGTCCGCTGCAACCGGCAGAACAACTGCGCAGCCGAATACCACGCCAAAGAGCTGTACCCCGATCTTTTCGCTTCCTGGAGCGACCGCTACGTCAAAACACCGGAAGCGCCCCACGCTGCAGCCGATGCCTACATGCGCGATGCGCGCGGCTTTGACCTGGCGCGCGTTGCGGGCTGGTACACGCAAGAGAGCTACTACAGTCACGACCTGAAGATCGGCAGCGCCACCGTCCGCTTCCCCTTGAGCGAAGGCCGCTATTGGGAACGCATCATCGATCAGCCCGAGCGCTTTGGCGACCGCAAGGCCACCTTCAGCGGCTCATACGCGGGCACCTGGTGGCAACCGCCCAACCTGCCGGCGCAACCAAAAGAGCTGTGGCTGGTGGAAGGCATCTTTGATGCCATCGCCCTGATGCATCACGACGTAGCGGCTGTGGCCACGTTCTCCTGCTCGCACTACCCGACTGCCGCGCTGGCTGCGTTGGCCGAGCAATGCGCCGCCGGCGGCCACCGGCGCCCGCACCTGGTGTTCGCGCTGGACAACGACCCTGCCGGCCGGCGGTACATGCTCAAGCACCTTGAGCGCGCCCGGAACGACGGGTGGTCAGCATCGGCCGCGCTGCCCAAGCAGGCGGGCAAGGCGAAGCTCGACTGGAACGAGCTGCATGTGCGAGACCGGCTTTCCAAACGTGACCTGGACGAATATCGCTACCTGGGCGACCTCTTCACCGCCGCCACGCCCTCGGACAAGGCCCGCTTGATGTATCGCCGCACAGGCGATGCGAAGTTCCCGTTCGAGCATCGCAACCGGCTGTACTCGTTCAAGCTCGACCTCGACGCCTTCCAGCGCGAAAGCACCACCGTGCGCGAGGTGCATGAAGACATGGCCGAAGACGAGGTGCGCGAGCACGCCCTGCAGCGCGCCTGCATCGTGCAGCCCATCGCCAACTGCCTGCCCACGGCGCTCTACTACCAGGCGAGCCCGCAGACGGACGAGTCCTGGTACTACTTCCGCGTCGCCTTCCCGCACGATGGCCAGCCCATCAAGGCCACCTTCACCAGCGCGCAGATCGCCAGCAGCAGCGAGTTCAAGAAGCGCCTGCTGGGCGTGGCACCCGGCGCCATGTACACAGGCACCGGCCAGCAGCTTGATGAATACCTGGAGAAGCAGCTTGCCCACATTCCAACGGTGCAGACCATCGACTTTGTTGGCTACACCAAGGAATACGGCACCTATGTCTACGGCGATGTAGCAGTGAAAGACGGCAAGCTGTACCAGCTCAATGACGAAGACTTCTTCGACATCGGCAAGCTCTCCATCAAGACCATCAGCCAGGCCGCAACGCTGTCGCTGTCCACCGACGTGCAGGGCATGCAGACAACCTGGTTGCCGCTGCTCTGGCAGGCCTTCGGCGCAAAGGGCCTGGCCGCGCTGGCGTTCTGGTTCGGCAGCCTGTTCGCAGAACAGATCCGCCAGGAGCACAAGAGCTACCCGTTCCTGGAGCTGGTGGGCGAACCTGGCGCCGGCAAGACCACGCTCATTGAGTTTCTGTGGAAGCTCTGCGGCCGGCGCGACTACGAAGGCTTCGACCCGAGCAAGTCATCGCTCGCCGCCCGGGCGCGCAACTTCGCCCAGGTGGCCAACCTGCCCGTGGTGCTCATCGAGGGCGACCGCGGCGACGAAGGCGCCAAGCAACGCGGCTTCGATTGGGACGAGCTGAAGACCGCCTACAACGGCCGCAGCACCCGCGCACGCGGCATGAAGAACGGCGGCAACGAAACCTACGAGCCGCCCTTCCGTGGCGCCATCGTCATCAGTCAGAACGCCGAAGTCAGCGCCAGCGACGCCGTCCTGCAGCGGATCGTCCACATCTACTGCGACCGCTCCGCACAGACGCCGGCCACGCGCGCTGCAGCCGAAGCGCTGGAGCGCATTCCCGTCGAGGATGTGTCGGCGTTCCTGCTGGCCACCGTCAGGGCCGAGGCCAAGGTTCTGGAAAGCTTCGCCGCCCGGGTGGGCGTTCACGAGCAGGCCCTGATGGCCCGCCCCGACATCAAGACCGTGCGTATCGCCAAGAACCACGCACAGATCATGGCCATGGTCGACAGCATGCGCCACGTGCTGCCGCTCTCCGACGAGCAGCACGCCGCCGCCCTGGACGAGCTGGGCCGCATGGCCGCAGCGCGACAGCAGGCGATCAGCGCGGACCACAAGCACGTACAGCAGTTCTGGGAGGTGTACGACTACATCGAGTCAGCCGACGACGACCGCCCGATCCTCAACCACGCACGCGGCGACGGCCTCATCGCCATCAACCTGCAGCACATGGAACAAGTCGCCGGCGAACGCCGCATCGAGCTGCCCCCGATCGCGGACCTCAAGCGCGTGCTCAAGACCTCGCGCCAACGCAAGTTTGTCGATATCCGCGCCGTCAGCAGCGCGATCAATGCGCACTTCAACCGTGAATACATTACGCAGCCCAAGCGGCCGGCGACGGTGAAGTGTTGGGTGTTTGAGTCACCGTCTTCCAAGCAACACAGCAACACAGGAACCGCAGCATGAGAGCTCTGAATATCAACCAGGTCGCCGAAAAAATCTCACTTGGCAAATCCACTATCTACCGCCTGATCGCCAAAGGCGAGTTTCCCAAGCCTTTTTCGCTCGCAGCCAACCGCAGCGCCTGGCTGGAGGAAGACATCAACAAGTGGCTGGCGGAGAAAGCGCGCGCGTGCGAGTAGTCATGCCCCCCCTGCTCGTAGGGTGCCATCTAGCCATATACCCATGGATGTTCTCAAAGACGGGTTTTCGTGGCACGCTGCACCCCGCCCACGTTCCAGATACCAACGCAAACTCAACATGTACATCCGAGCAGTTTCGGCCCTGACGCTGACCATAGCCCTCGCCGGCACCGGCTGCACCACTCCCGCCCCAGTGAATAACCTGCAGCCGACTGCCATGCCATCTACACCGCTGGAGTCGGTCGCAAATACACCGCTGAATACACCCGAGGGCAGCATCATGTGCACCAACCCGCCCGTTTGGTACCCGAAGACCGCCCGAGTGCTTGGAAAGCAAGGCAACGTAGTGCTACGTCTGTATATAAGTGAAGAGGGGTACGCGAGCGACGTTAAAGTCGTGAAGTCGTCTGGAACGAAGGAACTGGATCAGGCGGCAGTCATCGCAGCGCTCACCACTCGCTGCATCCCATACGTCGAAGGCCCAAACGGCAAGGTAGCCCCAGTTATCGCAACGAAGGAATATCGCTTTGAGACCGGGGACGCCGCTCCGGCGGTGCCGCCAGGCTCCACTACAGCAACCAAAGCGCCCACCACACCTCGGCAATAAGTGATGAACGGACCATCGTCCCCCGCAAAGACTACGCTCATCAACTCGCTCTGACTGTCCTGTAGCATTGACGAGTTGCTGGCGAGAAAGCTGGCATGCCGCTTCCGGAACCCTCGTCTACGCAGTGGCAGCAGTCTTGAGCGGCACCACCACGCCCGTTTGCCCGCTGCAATAGCGGGCCCAGTCTTCCATCATCTTGCGCCGCCGCTCCAACATGTCCCCCCGGCGGTAGGCGCCTTCCACCTTGTTCTCCACGGCGTGCGCCAACGCCATCTCCGCCAGCGAATCGGGGTATTCGGTGCATTCAGCCACCCAATCCCGGAACGTCGAGCGAAACCCGTGCACCGTGATATCCGAATAGCCCATGCGGTCCAACATGTTGAGCATGGCCATGTTGGAAAGCGGCTTGCGCGCCTTCTGGCCAGGGAAGAGATAGTCGTCGCTGGCCGTCTTCAACGCCTCGCGCACGATCTCCAGGGCCGGCGCACTGAGCGGCACGCGCAGCTCTTTCTCCATCTTCATGCGGTCGGGCGGCACGGTCCAGATGCGCCGCTCCAAATCAAACTCTTCCGGCCTGGCCTCCAGCGCTTCACTGGTGCGCACGCACGTAAGAATCAGCAGTTGTAGCACCCGAGCAGCGGGCGCCTCGCGCTCGACCAGGCGTGGCATGAAATCAGGAATCTGGCCCCACGGCAGCGCCGGGTGGTGTTTCACCTTCTTTGAGCGCTCGCGCTTGGGTAGCAGCTTGTCCAGGTGGCCACGCCAGCGTGCCGGGTTCTCGCCGGATCGCTTGCCCAGCACCTTGGCCGCGTCGAGCACGCACTCAATGCGCCCTCGCACCCGGCTGGCGGTCTCGTTCTTCTTGGTCCAGATGGGTTGCAGCACACGCAGCACCATGGCCGTGTCGACATCGCGCACGTCCACGTCACCCATGACCGGGTAGGCGTATGTATCGAGGGTGTTCTCCCACTGCTGGGCATGCTTGGCGTTTTTCCAGCTTCCACGGTGGGCGTCGATGTAGCCGGCAGCAGCTTGCCGAAACGGCAGCGCTTCGGGCATGGCCAGCGCAGCCTGCTTGCGCTCCTGGCGATCCGCGATCGGATCGACGCCGGCGGCCAGCAGCTTGCGGCAGTGCGCCGCCGCAGCGCGGGCCTCGGCCAACGAGGTGGACGACAGCGGACCCAGCCCCATCTCCCGCGCGCGCTTGGCGAGCGAGTACCGGAAGATCCACGACCGCGAACCACTGTGCGATATCTGGAGATACAGACCACCGCCGTCAGCGTGATACCCGGGTGCCACCTCTTTGGCGACACGCAAGGCGTTCAGGCGGTGCATTTGTCTGGAAGAAGCCATACCCACGTTCCTACCCACAATTGACTGTGGGATTGTGCGGGTCGACCTGGGAGGCAGCAAGAACGCTGTTACCCCCGAAACCCGCGTCTTAGCGACGTTTAGGGGAGCGTGTGGGAGTCAGCGAGAACCGCCGAGAATGAATCCTGGCGGAGAGAGGGGGATTCGAACCCCCGATAGGTTATTAACCTATACACGCTTTCCAGGCGTGCGACTTAAACCACTCATCCATCTCTCCGAAGCCCGCGATTGTA